AAAGCTCACCTACCTGCCTGTCGATGTTTACTTAAAATAAACAAAAAGTTTACAATTACTAAACCCGACATTTGTTGAGAAATTAGACAACGTGTTGTATATTTTTGGACAGTGTGTTGCATATGGTAGAGAGTCTCTTTTATCTTTGTCTTTGAGGGTGCACGTGCGTCATGTAGCTACATGTGCTTAAATCGTCGGTCTTTTGCCCTTTGTAGCTCGTTTATATCTTTGCTTGATACGTAATACTGCCCTACGTGTAAAGTCTCTCAAATCGCAAATTTCAAGATGCAAAGTTCTAAACAATTTATCTGAAACATTTCATCAAACTTTCACATAACTATCATACGTTTATCACGTTATCAGAGTATAATAGGCTTGTAAATCAAGGGAATGTTACAAGGTAACATGCCTCTGTTACTTTTGTTCAAAAAATGTTAGAAATTAACATGAAAATGTTAATTTCTAACATTTGAGAAAAATAGCCATGTCCGCACGTGTGGACACCTTGAGCCGAAGACATCGGACGAGGTTCGGGAATATACCCAAAGGAGAAAGTCACCATGGCGAAAGAAAAAAAAGCACCTATTTATCCAACTTTATTCAAGTCAACTGACATGAACGGTACAGTTAATAGCTTAACCGCGGCTATGTCGAAGCTTCTTCCCGTTAACGAGGTTAAGAATATAGCAGACGCAGAGCTACTCATAAACATGAGCTTGACTATCGGAGAAAAGCTCGACTTGAAAAAGTGCCGTACCTTGAAAAAGGTCGGAGAGCTTAAACTCGTTGATAACGTTGAGAAATGGGCTAAACAAAAATTTAGTATCGGACGTAGCGCCTTTTATAATTATCTTAAGGTCGCCGAGTTGGTTACCGACGATGGGGAATCTTCTATATTTAAGTGCGAAAATGGCGACTTTTCGTATAGTGTACTTCTTAAGCTTATAACGGCGGTGAAAGACGTTAAAGAAATACAAACGATAGTTAATCAAAATATAGTAACGCCGTTTATGAGTGCTCGCGACGTTGATAAAGCCCTTAAAAAGTATTTAGCACCTGAGGTTGAGGACGTAGAGGAAAAAGCCGAAGCGACCGAGGAAAAAGCCGAAGCGACCGAGGAAAAAGTCGAAGCGACCGAGGAAAAAGTCGAAACGACCGAGGAAAAAGTCGAAGCGAAAAATGAAAAACTTTATACCGTGAAGCTTACAGCTCGCGAGATTGACGCTATAGCGTCCGTTTTGCGTAAACAATATTGTTACGAACTTGACGAATATTTATTTAACCTTGGTTATAAACTCGCACAGCTTCTTGTAAAATGATTATCATAACACATGACGAAAAAGAGGCTATATTTGACGCGCTTAATAATTATTTGAAATCAATTGATTTTGAATTCTATAGCGAATTTTTACAAGATTTAATAGCCAAATTTTCTTAAGCCATACTACAACTGAATATCGAGGACGGAGAGGCATCGACCTTAAAGGGAAAAGTATCCGTTCTCTTAATTTTTAATCAAAATTAAATTAAGAGGTAAACAAAATGGATTTCAAAAAAATAGCATTAGACGCAACCACTATGTCCGAGCTTATGAATGGACGTGATAAGATGGACACTGAAGAGCTTATCAAAAAGTATCCTAACGGTGTTACTATCGATTTTATCGACAATGTAAATATGCAGCAAGAGGACGGCGAGGAAAATGTATGGATTTTTGTTACAGAAGAGCAGCCTAATAAATTTACATTTGCAGGTTTTGTTTTAGCAAAGATATTTAATAATATCTTGGATGAATTTGAGGGTGATTATGCCGAAATGATTGAAACATATAACTCCGCACTTAAGGAAGATAAACTCCGCGTAAAATTGGAAAGAGCTAAAACAAAATCTAAGCGTGAGATTACAAAAGTAACGGTACTGTAATTATAAAGAGGAAAAGAGCCTCTCACAAATTTTGTGAGGGGCTTTATTTTTAGTCCACACGTATGGACAAAGGAGACTTTATGACGTTTAATTCATTAAGAAAATATATAGGGTTATTTTTTAGAGACGTAAGAGAAGAGAAACTAATAACTCACGAGGAAATTTCAAAAGAAAGTAAATTTACTATAAAAGAAATAAAAGCTTTTGAAAGTGGAAAATATTTTGATTATTTATTATTTATATATTATTGCGAAAAATTTAATATTTATAATCATGTTATTAATTTAATATACGATTTGAAATCGGGGAGGTGTCGTTTTGGCAAAATTAAAGATTAAAGATATAACAAAATTAAAGTATAGTGATTATGCTAAATTTGACGAAGATAAATTATTAAAGTATGCAAAACAAGCTCTATCTTATAGTATAGCGGGGGCAAAATCTGCACAAGAAGCATTAAAAAAGCACCCTGATTTACCTGTCCCTATTGAATATAGAAAGGCAGAAGCTAAAACTGTTATAGACGTATTAAGGGACGAGTTTGAGGGTAAAGATTTATCAAAAATGCACATTTCACAAGTACGACGCGCCTTAAGATTATCAATAGGGTTTCTGAATACAAAAACAAGAACAATTAAAGGTTGGAAAGAGTATCTTAATAATTTTGTTGAGCGTATAGGCGAAAAAGCAAATATTGTTATTAATAAACAAGATTATAAGAGATATTGGGATTTATATAATAAAGTATTGAAAATTAATCCGATAGAGGGGTATAGGCAGGGCGGTTCAACTGAGGTGCAACGAATGTTGATAGATACTATAACACAAGTTGGAAAAGACTCTACTGACGAGGATTTACTTGAATTTATAGCTAATAATCTCGAGGTTGAATATATAAAAAGGCAGCAAAAGGACATGGATATAGATGACGAATTATTTGAAATGTTTGACCTTGGAGAGAACGATACATACAATAGGTGAGATTGATTGGTATATAAAACAAATAGGGTTTATAAAATTTATAAGAACAAAGGGAATGTATTTATCAAATATTTCATGTTCATTTGATATAGAAACAACTTCATTTTATAACAATAATGAAAAGCAAGCTATAATGTACGAATGGTCATTTTGTATTAATGGGGTTTGTATAATAGGTAGGACATGGGACGAATTTTTATTATTAATTAATAAATTAATAAATAGATATAAATTAGACGAGAATAAGCATTTAATAATATATGTACATAACTTATCATATGATTTTCAGTTCATTAGAAAATTATTTATATGGAAAAAAGTATTTTCGTTAGACGAAAGAAAACCAATACAAGCGATTACAATGGACGGGATAGAATTTAGATGTTCATATATGCTGTCGGGGTATTCTCTTGAAAATTTATCTGAACAATTAACAAAATATAAAGTTGAAAAATTAGTTGGTGATTTGGATTATTCATTAATAAGGCATTCAAATACAGAATTAACCGAAAAAGAATTAGGATATTGTATTAATGATGTTTTAGTAGTAGTTGCTTATATTCAAGAAACATTAGAAAGGGAGGGAAATATAACCAAAATTCCATTAACAAAGACAGGCTACGTAAGAAATTATACAAGAAATAATTGTATGTATAATGGAGATACAAATAAATATAAAAATTTTAGAAAAATAATTAGTGCTTTAACAATAGAACCAGAAGAGTATATATTATGTAAACAAGCTTTTGCTGGGGGATTTACACATGCAAATCCTCTTTATTCTGGCGAAATAATGCGTAATGTAGATAGTTTTGATTTTACTTCGTCATACCCATATGTTATTATGTCCGAAAAATTTCCAATGTCAAAAGGGCAGTCCATACGTGTGGACAGTAAAGAGCAATTTGAAACATATATAAAAAATTATTGTTGTATATTTTCTGTTAGAATAGAAAATATTACGTCGATAGTAGAATTTGAGAGTTATATATCTTCCTCGCATTGTAGAAAATTAAAGAATTATTATGAAAATAACGGTAGAATAGTATCAGCTGAAAGTTTAGAAATAACTTTAACTGAACAAGATTATTTTATAATAAAAAATATGTATAAATGGAAAAAGTTTATAATTTATAAATTTTATATATACAAAAAAGATTATTTACCTAAAAATTTCATATTATCTATGTTAGATTTATATCAGAATAAAACAAAATTAAAAGGAATAGCAGGAAAAGAAGCTGAATATATGCGAAGTAAAGAAGATATTAACAGCGAATTCGGAATGATGGTTACTGATATATGCAGAGACGAAATATTATATGAGGGGGAATGGGATAAATCTGAAACAGATATAGAAAAATCGATAGATAAATATAATAGAAGTAAGAAACGTTTCTTATCGTATATATGGGGCATTTATGTAACTGCTTATGCTCGTAGGAATTTATTTACGGGGATATTTGAATTTAAGAATGACTATTTATATAGCGATACAGATAGTATAAAAGCTATTAATATAGATAAGCATAAAACATATATTGATAAATATAATAAAATAGTACGTAAAAAATTAGAATTAGCATGTTTACATCATAATATAAACCCAGAATTGACGAGGCCAAAAAATAATGAAGGGGAAGTAAAGGAGTTAGGAGTATGGGAATGGGAAAAAAAAGATAACGAACTACATTCATACAAAAGATTTAAGACATTAGGAGCTAAAAGATATATGATTGAATTTTATAACGGAGAATATAGTTTGACTGTATCAGGATTAAATAAAAAAGTAGCAATACCTTATATGTTAAGTAAATACAATGATATATTTGAAGCTTTTAACGACGGGTTAGTAATACCTAAAGGTTTTAGTGGTAGAAAAACACATACTTATATAGATTACGAACAACGGGGAATAATAAAAGATTATAAAGGCGTTTATTATGAATATGACGAATTATCTTCTGTTCATATAGAGGATAGCGACTACTCGTTGAAATTATCTGAAGCTTATGTAGATTTTCTGTTAAATATAAAACATGTTAGTAAATAGTCCACACGTATGGACAAAGGAGAATTATGATTGATTATCTTAAAGAATATACGGAAATGAATAAGGGATTAAAGAGTAGTAAAAAATATTATTCCTTATCTAATATTCTAAAGGAAAGAGGTACATATAATGTAGTTGTGGGAGAACGTTCTAATGGTAAAACGTATGCAGTTTTATCTTTATTTATTTGGTTATATGCAAAATATAAAATACAAGGTGCTATAATTAGACGCTGGGACGAAGATTTTAAGGGTAAACGTGGTAAAACCATGTTTGCAAATCATGTTGCTAACGGTTTAATTGATAAATATACTAATGGAGAGTATAATACAATATATAGTTATTCAGGGCAATGGTTTTTTGCTTATCAAGAAAATGGTGAAATAAAGAAAACTAACGACGAGCCTTTTTGTTTCGGTTTCAGTTTATCTGCTATGGAACATGATAAATCTTCGTCTTATCCAAGAGTAAAAACGGTAGTATTTGACGAATTTATAACAAGAGGGTATTATTTACCTGACGAATTTATAGTATTTCAGAATGTTTTATCTACTATTATAAGAGAAAGGGACGACGTAAATATATTTATGCTTGGAAATACTGTAAATAAGTATTGTCCTTATTTTAAGGAAATGGGTTTGATTAACGTTTCTAAAATGAAACAAGGCGTAATTGACGTATATACTTATGGAGATAATACTGAATTGCGTGTTGTAGTAGAATTTTCAGATAGTCCGTTAAAAAAGAAAAAATCGGATAAATATTTTGCTTTTAATAATCCAAGACTTAAAATGATAACCAGCGGTACTTGGGAAATATCTATTTATCCTCATTTACCTATAAAATATAAAGATAATGATATCTATTTTATATATTTTATAATATTCGAGGGTAGTACTTTACAATGTGAGATAATTTTCAAAGACGGAAATTATTTTACATATATTCATAATAAAACTACACCTATAAAGAACCCTAATAAAGATATAGTATATCAACAAGATTATGATGCAAGACCTAATTATTATAGAAAAATAACTAAACCGCGTAGTGAACTTGAAAAAAAGATTGCATGGTTCTTTATTAATGATAAAGTATTTTTTCAAGATAACGAAGTTGGTGAGATAGTTAGAAACTATTTAATGTGGTGTAATACAGATAAAGGAATACTTTAATATGAGTTATTACAGAGATAATTTACCAGAAATATTAAGAAAATGTAAACAGTTAGAAAGGCGAGGATTTTATATAATTCGTTCAAGAAAAGTACAAGTATATAAAGATTATACTTTTATAGTTAAATTTTCATATAATATATTATTAAAATATAGTGTTGATGTTTTGGAAAATATGATAAATAAATATATAATAAAATAGTCCACACGTGTGGACTATTTTATTAGAATATAACACCTGATTTTAGTAAATCTTCAATCTCTTCTAATTCGCTATCTAAAGCAGTTGAAAATCCCTCAAGGTGTATTTTATCTATTACTGTAAATCCTATTAATTCTGATAATTGTTGAGTTTTACCAGAAGGATAACCAATAAATCTTGAATATTCTTCAGGTAAAGCTATATTAGGTCTTGATACTCTAATTATTGGATTACCGCTATAAAAGTCTGCTGTTCCTCCTCCTAAACTACCGTGATTATATGTAGAACTGACATTATTTATAATGTTTGCAGAAGTAGAACCTGCTAATGATAGCATACTTTCGCTTAATTGAGTATCTGCTCTAACATTCATATTGCGAGCAGCTAATGCATTACCTTTCTTTTTATTCTTTTTTATATTTGAAGCAATACTAGTTTGTCCTTTATAATTTATTCCTGAAGAAGCTGCTCCTACTGCTAAATTTAATCCTGCTTGAAGTAAATTTCTATGTATTTCATATTTATTACTTGCGCCAATAGGTATATCGACTGCAATTGAACATTGATAAGTTGAAATGATAGAATTAGAATTAATTTTATTATAGCTTATTGCTAATCCTAAATCAATATGTTCAGTAGAAATATATACATTTGCATTACATGTTACCAAATCATAAACATAATAAACGTATATAGTTTTTCCAATTGATAGATTAGTATCAATATTTACCCAGCCTATCATTGGTAGGAAAACCTCTATTTCAGTATATGGAGAATAATCTAAAAAATTATTATATTTTTTAGGTATATTAAATTCAAACTCTTTAACTCCTATTGTATTATTTGGTACATATTTTGCATTCATTTCTCCTAATTTAATAGTTTTGTCTCCAACAGATATAGATTGCGTACTTACTAAATATTGTTGCCCTACGTCATTAGCTGGATTAAAGCTTAATAATTTTAATGATACTATAAATTCAGCAGGATTACTAAAAAGTTTTACTAAACTTTCAATAAAACTTGGGTCCATTGTACTTTTCTCAACATTAACTAAAGCTTCTTTAGTTAATATATATGGAATAGTATATCCCGTAATTAATGAGGGTTTAGGCGTTTTTATTGTTCCTGTTTGGTCTCCATAAGAAGCAGTTACTAATAAATAAGAAACGCCCGTATTAAATATTGAGCCACTTTTTATAGGAGTAGTATAACTTATATACTCATATATTTTGTCTATTTGAGTAGGCACGTTATCGTCAATTAATAATCTATTATATGAATTTTCTTGTCGTTCTATTAAAGCAGTTAAGCTTTTAATCTGAGTTCTGAATGAATACAAAACGTCAACATGACAATGTATTTCCCATAAATTATTACGTACACTAAATACGTCTGTAATAAAATATGCCCTATCAAAACTCGGTATAGATATATAATTATAATTGAATATTTTTTCATTTTCAAGCAGTATCACGGGGTCCGTGATACTGCTTCTATCTTTAAGCAATATAACTATACTTTTACCAAACGTTATATAGTCTGTTTTGTCCACACGTGTGGACTCAGCATTTAAATAATAAAATACAGCTTGCATTATTCACCTCAATTTAATTATTCAAGCTTTCCAACCCATTCAGTATTATCAGTCGTATTTCTTACGCTTAATAATCCAGCTAGTTCCATAATTAAGAATGACTTTCCCTCTAATTCAATATCAATACTACTACCGTCATAATCATTAGGTAATATAATAGTTGTACTAACATAAGTGGTCAATAACGTTATAGTAAGAGTATGATAAACTCCCGACTCATATGTAAATGTAGTAGGAGTCGCACTACCCATACCCCTATTATATTGCGGTGTTGAACTTCCTCCACCAGGGGCTGATATTAAAATGTTCTGGTGTGTATTGTCAGCATCAATAGTAACTCCGTCGCCTGCTTTTATTGGAATTGTAATTAATTTACCGTTTGTATAAGAAATTACTGCACCATTTGTAGTATCATATGATACACCTGCAACACTGTTATAATTTGGTATATCTTCAATTGTAGCAATTATTCCATTTTTTTCTGGTATATATACATTATATGAAGTACCGTCATATTTATCAAATCCTAATCGTGCCTTATTCTCGTAATCAATACCAGCATGAAAAATATTTTGATTTTCTCCGTTCATATACGCAATATTAAGTCCGTCATATGATACTTGATTATAACTTGTTGATATCGGTTCCTCATCTCCAGACACTTGAAATAACCCATTTACTCTTACAGATTTGGAAAATCCGTCGAATATATTATCTCCTGTCCATTTATTATTACCTGCAAGTGTAGCAAAAGAAGAAGTATTCGGAATATCACTAACATACGCGACTTCTTTTACCGTACTATCCTCTAATACTTTAGGTCTTGCATTAGTTGCTAACGTCAAACCCGTATTACTATCACCTATTACTATTTGAGCACCGTTATTATCAGTAGAAACAACTGTTTTAGTAGTTCCTGTTGAAGTATCTTTATACCCAATACCAGCATTATAATTATTAAAGAATATGGTAGTCGGATAATCTGCTAAAGTTGGTATATCTGTTGTAAGAGCAATAGTACCCGTCTTATTAGGAATATTGATACTATATACATTACCTGTATCTACAAATCTTTTAATAAATCCATTATAATTAAAAACAAGTGACATATTTTTCGTATCGTCATTAAAACTAATAGGATTTATATCCAAAGCGATTTGGTTATTAAAATATGTTAATTTACTAAAAGTATTACTGCCACTAAAAGTATTATTAGCGTCAAGAAGAGCGATATTGTCAGGAACACTTCCCCCTGTAAAATTAATAATTATTTGATTACTCCCAGGATATTTACTAAATGTTACATTAGTACCTGCCTTAATAGGAAGCTCTATTTGTCTTCCTGATAAATAAGTAAGTAAAAATCCATTAGTTACTTCAGTATAATCAGTGTAAGACTCGTAAGCCGTAGTTAATACAGTTATACTATTTTCAGCAATCTCAACTCTATTAGCTATAGTTTCTACATTAGCGGATATATTAACAATTTCTCCATTAGCATTAGCAATATCTCCATTTAATGCGTCGAGATTAGCTTGTAAATTTTCAACTTGGTCTATTGAAGTTTTAGGATATATATCAACTTCTGGTTCATTTTCAGGGTGTAAGGTGTCTTTTTTAATAGTAGCCATTTTTATTCTCCTTTGTCCACACGTGTGGACTAATAAAAGAGGGGAGAATACTCTCCCCTCAATGTTAGGCGACGAAAAATACGACAAAATTTTCGTTATAGTCATTGAAGTATTGAGCTTCAGACTTATAGAAATTATTAAAGAATTCTGCTTTCGCATTATAATGAGTAGTAACTCTATCTTCAACGTTACATACGCCAAGAGCGTCTCTATCAAAGATACATGCAAGAATACCCGTACCTACAACAGATACGTTATCAGACGTACCGTCAACAGGTTTAATAGTAACGTTAATCTTAGAGGTATTAGCAAAAGAGTAATCTTTACCAGGACCTTGCCAATACGTTACATTCTCGTGGCCAGGGAGAGCGACAAGTTGTTCATGGAACGTGTCAGATTGAAGATATACAGCAACTGCTTTCTCAAATTCAGACAACATTACAATATGTTGCAAATCTTTAGGCGTAAATTTAACAGTTCCGCCGATATTAAACAACTGAGAGTTATCAGTAAGTCTATCACTATAAAGTGCAATTTGAGTAGAAGCATATTTGAGGAAATCAAGATTATTCAAACAAGTAACAGCTGTAAGTTTATTAGCGTCTTCTTTATCCTCATTATATTTATACAAAAGATTAACAGCCTTAAAACCAGACTTAGTATTAAGAGCTGCTGCTGCATAATCTGCTTTAATAGTAGCAGCAGTAAAGTTATTGATAGTCCTCATAATAAGATTATCATAATCCATAGTCTTACGAGTACGAATACGATTATCAATCATACTAAAAAAGGAATTAAGCTGAACAGCATTAGAGAAAGACTGTTTAACTTGTCTATCAGCAAAGGACATATCAATCTCATAAGTATTTTTAGAATTAAAGAATTTAGTATGAACTTTAGGACCATTAAAAATATCCTGATTATATGTCTGTCCAGCAGTTAAATCCCAGCTTTCATTTTCAACACTATCAGGCAAATCAGCATGAATTTTTTCAAGAATACTTCCATATTCCCAACCGTCCATAAGTACAGAGGGTGCTCTACCTTCATATACTCGATTAACAAAAATAACCTTACCAATATGATTAACGAGAGATTTTACATAAGCGTCGACCATATTGTCACTACCAAGAATTTCTTTTCCAACGTCAACAACGTTAGAAAGGTCCTCTGCAACTAAATCAGTTTTACCCGTTACCTCACCAATAACAGTATTAAGCAATTCATATACTTGTGTAATTTTCATATTTATTCTCCTTTGTCCATACGTGTGGACTTATCAGTATTAACAGTATTAGTATATTTCATTTCTTCTTCGAGATACATACACCAAAGATTTTCGTCAAAATCAATTTTATTAGCTACTGCAAAAAGTTGAAGTTTTGTAATAACATAATTTTTCTTGAATTGACCAGCGTCTAAACCATTCACATTTTTCATAGCATTATAGCTAACTTCAGCCTGTATTATTAATTTTTTCAATTCTTCATGCATTTTCTGAAAGTCAGATAAACCTGAAAATTGCAAATCTACTTTACCTTTAGTAACTATTTTTATAACAGATAAAACTGTTGTAACAATAGCTACAATGCAAGGTAGAACAGTAACAACGATTGTTTTGAAAATTTCCATAAACCACCTCTACAATTAATAGTTATATCGTTCGCGGCTAATAACCGCGGCAATATCTTTGAATATAATATCATATAATAAAGTATCTAATAATTTACGTTGTCTTTCTATCATTTCTTGAGGCAACGTATTTCCTATGTTACCTTTACGAGTTATAGTCTTTTTTATGCTATTATCTCTCGTATAATCTCTATTATCATTACCCGTCGTAGTATTATTCTGTGTCGTTGTAGAATTCAAAGAAGTATCCGTAGTGGAATTTTCATTCGGACTTGCAGTAACACTATTATATGCATATACATTAGATTGTGTATTATCACTATTAGTACTATTTTCTGTACCCTCCTGTCTATTATCTCTTGAAGTATTAAATTTATCATTTGAAGTCATAGTATCTTCAGTATTATCTGTAATACTCATATTATATGGAGATAAGACTTCATAATCCAATTTATAAGTCTCAAATACTTTATTCCATTTATTATAGTATTTATTTGAAATTATATTAATTAATGTTTTAGAAATAAAATCCTCTATAATTTTATATATAACAACAAATTTACCGTCTGATAACACAAAATTTCCAGGTGTATCTATAGTATATATTTCAGCATGATATTCTTCCTCTACAGTCTTATCTAATAGCATAGCTGATAAAGAAGATAATTTGCGCTCCCCATACAAGCTATTAAAATATAAATCTGAATATTTTATATAATCAGGGTCGCGAGTATTTCCTTGAAAATAAGTAAATATACTATCTATTAAAGTTCCTATATCACTAATATTAGAAGTTATATAACCTAAAACACCTTTTCTAAAAGGATTAGGAAATAAATCTTTAACTTTCAGGTCTATCGGTTTTCGTATTATCACTTTCCTTCTTCCTCCTTTCTCTCTTCGTCCACACGTGTGGACGTTTCAGGGTTCATAACTTCCTCATTAACTTTTTTCCAAGACGAATTAAGCTCAACAGATATATTAGTACCAAACATTTTATTAATCTTTTCACAAGCTAATTGTCTCTGATTAAGCATATTATCAATAAGAGGTAAAAGGCTATCTTGATTTAATTGACTCTCATTAGTATTGATACTTTCGCGCTTCATATTATAATTAGCTTGAAGTCCTAACTCGTTAAACCAAGAAGCCTTAATATATTGTATTTCCTCAATTAGCTGAGTAATAACTCTATCTGAAGCGCTACCAAACGGAATACTTGCAACATTCTTAGCAAAAGCGGTATCTTGAATTACAGATAATTTACCGTTTTCGAGGTCTTTAATATAATCGACTATATTTCTATATGTGTTATCGTCGGGAGCGGCAAAGACATTGGGTGCTCGCATATTAATCAAAGCAACTCGCATAGATACTATCGCTTCAACTAATTGAGAGGCATAAAATCTATTGATTGGAACTAATCCTCTATAAAACGTATCGTTAGGAATAATTATACAATCCTTATCAATTTCAAATTGCTTATTCAATTTAAGATAAGGATTAGCTACTATCGATATAGTAGGCATATAATTATAATTAGGAACTCCTCCTAAAGAACCCCAAGCAACATACAAATTATTCTCATATTCAAAAAATGTAGTATATCCATTATTCTGAATTTGTAATTCAATTACACGTTGAGGAATAGTATCAGGTAATCCGTTCCACTTGAACATTTCATTGGTCCTGTCAAACATATATTGTACAAATTGACGGCAAAGAGCGTCTTTCTCTTCTTTACTATCAAATGACATCATACCATAGACAGGTTCGTCTTTGAAATACCATGTTTTAACATTATCAATTGTCATAACAACCTCACTGTCCATACGTGTGGACCCTAAAAAAAATTGGCGCAAGAAATCGCCTCTAACCAACGGTTAGCGTTGCATAGACCACACGTGTGGACTGACCGATATTCACAAAAAGTGTGAGAAAATAACACTCTAACCAATGGTTAGCCTCACTCTCTTTTACAATATCATTATACCATAAATACAATGAAATGTCAATAGTTTTTCGTGAATTTATCTATAAGAATTTCTTATACTTTCTAGACACCTCCAGGCAGGTAGGTGAACTTT